CTCACGGTTGTTGTTTTAAGGCGTAAACATATTTCTAAAACGCGCCGCTCATAACTAGAGCTGCCACTAATCTAACATAGTGACCCATAGTATGTCTTAGATTTTCCCACCAAATCTACTAAACGTGACATACCCCATTACCCTCCTTAATTATGCTCTAGGAGGGAAAAGAGCTCCTGTTTAACGTCTAAGAAATGACGAACATTCAGTTGATTAAACCGCCGCTGGATCTATCTGAGTTACATAGATATCAAGGGTGTTTGAACCGGGGAAAACTCCGCCCGCTGTGGGCAAGGCAATTCCCAAATCAGCAGCAATAGAAGCTACACTCTTAATAAAGATTGTAGCTCCCAAAGTAGCAGAAGAGACAGCTCCCGACGGCATTACTACTGTTGAGGCTCCTCCATTCTGTAACCTAAGCACTGTTGTGGTATTGCCATTCAAAGCAAACGCCGGTATGGTAACCAACGCTGCAGATCCTGCCCAATAAAAGTCTATCTTATAAACAACGCCTGGGGGTGCTTGAGTAATGTTAACTCCAGCAGCATCAGCAGTTACAGCAAGATTACCCGTCGACGAAACGGCAGTGGTTCCCAAAGGAGTGGCTGCAGCCGCACCGGTTCTAACGATGTGGCGACCATTTCCTGGAAGGGACGAACTATCCGCTTGTGACGGCTTAAAGAGCTCAACACAATAACTCACCCATAACTCTCCGAGATTTTGTACGGGGTTAGAGGAAGTTGCAAACTGGAAATTCCCAAGATCATACAATCTCAAGTCTTGTCCAGTAGGGGGAGCACTATCTCGCACGTAACGCTGTGGCAAAATGGTCTGCTTGTCATCACACTCAACTCCATGCATCAAATTGATGGTGGGTTTGGTTGAAACGGCAAACTCCGCATTCTCCATTTGTTGTTTCGTAGTATAAACTGGAGCATCAGAATTATAATTGGTGGACATTACCACAACCCCTGGAGCTCCACTCGTAACGAAATCCGTTATCAAAGAACGGAATTCAAACACAATTCCATGGAATTTATATTCCTGGTAATTAGATGCCACGGTGGACAACCAAGGGAAAGTAACGGCCATACCTGGGTTCAACGGGTACTGGCGATTTGTAAACGCAGCGGTACCTGGAATGTCTCCAAGATATTCGCGGTGACACACTACATTAGTTTGCCTCGTAGAGTCAAACTTAGGAATCTGAGAACCATTCATCATAACGTTATACGACGGACTGTTCCCAGCGAGTGTATAGTCACCGGAACCAAAGATAGAACCAATACCGGTTCCGAGCCAACGCCCAATTCCGCGCCCGACTGACGCATTTCCGAACATACCGCCAAGACGGTTTCCGATGATGCCTCCGGTTTCACGAAAGGGACGTGACTTCTTGGTCACTGTCAACTGTTTCACAGCTTTAGCAAGGCTGGAGACTTGAGCATTTGAAGTTGCTTTCTTGGTGCGGGTTCTGTTACGTTTTCGTTGTGTCATTTGTATTGGATACTGCAATGCCACCAACAGGACTATTCATTACTCAACAACCGCAAGGTGAATCCGTGTAGTCTCTCGGCGTTTTGTTTAGCACTCTGAGAGTTTTGGTTCTTTATGTTGAGAAACCCAATAAGGTTAACGTTCTCCAACGGCATAAGTTTAACGTCTGTGCAAGACGAAGAAGGAGAGAACTCAGAGCTTAGGCACCAACTCAAACCAACCACTAGCACTTATTATATGAGCTAATGTAGGCAAGTCTGGACTGTGACGTAACTCGTAGTGGAACTGTTCTAAACGTGTAAGGCAATCCTCGTATGTTATCGGTCTAGACGAAAGTAAATTAAATAATTGTTTCGTAACATTGACCGGAACTCCGATGCCATTAAAGAAATGTGTTGAACAAAATTCAAAAGAACTCTGTCTTACCACATTCAACATCCCACACGTCTTGCCTAAGTCAGAGTAATATTTCTCTGCATTAGGAACATAACGTTCCACACTATCGTCACCCATGGCCATAATGAACGGCTCAACTCCTTCCATCAAAGCTGCGTGTTCATGGTTAATCACACGAGCAGCAGAATTGGTACTTGAAGTATTGTACCAACCTGATGGCATAATCCCGGGGGCAAGTTGCTTATACATCTCGCCATCACTCAGAACTACGACTTTCCTTGCAACACAATGGTAGTGTGCTCTTGCGAGCTGCCACCAAAGTGTGCCTTTACCATCATTTAAGACGGCTCTACGTTCAAGGTCAGCTTGGAAATCTTGTTCTTGAAAAGACCAATCCCAACCTTTCATATCAGCCTCCATAAGGCCTTGAGCAGCATGAGCTGAAACATACGAATATATGAGAGACATATGTTCGTCATCCAACCCCATGCCGGGTTTCAGCGGTATGCTGGCCCATTCTTCTATTTCTGAACTATTCTGTTCTGAAAATAGTAAACGAGCAATAACATTATCGATGACACTCATGGAGAAAATCAATCGAAGTCGCCACTCAGCTATTTTGACTAGCTTATGTGGTTCATTCTTAACAAATAATTTAACCGGATCAATTAAACCGTGCAACACCAATTCCCAAGGGTCTTCTACGGAAAAGTCGAAGCTGGATAACAACTTCATCCTTTCCCATATAGCACCCTCAATAGTCGGTTGATAAAACCCTAACAACAGAGTGTTGTTTCGAGAGAGAACTGAGCAAGGAAATCCTGGACCTGCTTTTCCCGCAAGTTGATGTTCGAGGACGAAACGAATTCCAAGAGCTTTTTGTGGAGGAAAGTCTTCTCCTCCGGTCCACTTGCTCGAAAGAGCTGCTGGTACTTTCGTGACCGGCAGATTCGATTGTAAAGCTTTTCCTGCCTCCTTGTGAAACGCACAACTTGCACTTGTGTATCGACCGGCTTGGAGCTTGAGACTTCTAAGTTCTCCATAAGCTCCACGGGCTGGTTTACCCCACTTTGCAAGATCTGGCCAACTTTCGGTGGCCCTGTGGATACAGGGAGATTTTGAATCTGGACCGCCAAAGACTCGATTGGAACAACGTCCAACGTATTCAAGGCCGATTCCGCCTTCTTGGCTTTTCTCGCTTTTCGTTTTCTCGTCTTCGCAGATTTCGTACTCGCCAATGCTGAAGAGGAATTCGAGGTTTGGAACATCTCGCGCATCAAGCATAAAATCCTCTTCTCGATAAGAGACGGGTTCAGTTTGTTCACGGGGCTCCGTTCCCCTAGAGGAAAATCCTCCTCTTCTCCAGCTACACTTTGATCAGTCGACACTGATGTGCATTCAGGTCGTGGAGCTTTTTCATATTCTCCATCGACTTCATCTGCCCAATTAGTCAACACATTATCAAAGGTTATAGGCGCATCGTAGTCCATCTGCTTAGGTTTATACACTAGTCTTACCTTTCGACCAAGTTGTTCTACAGCATATGTCTTACCTACAGTGTTAAACTTAACCACACGTTCTGGCTTTCCATCGAGCTCATCTTCTTGGAGCTCAAAGGTAGCAACTCCTTTCTTAGGGGATTCAATATCTCTATTGTCTTCCCAAAATAAGGCGGTACCAACATTACAGTTTCCTGTTAATTTAACTTCAGCTCCAGTGTGTACTCCGACAACTCTTCCATTGTACAACAATGGAGATCCACTAAAACCAAAAGTAGTTGTAGCGTAATGACGAAGTCTGAAAGCCTCATTCGGTTTGTGTTCCAAACGTCCTGATGACATTCCATATTTACCATCCTGGTTGAAGCCATAAACTGTACATCTTCCCGAACTATGTAAAGGTCCAGTGGCCAATTTCTTGACTCCTAACACCGCAAAGACTTGATGAGGAACCGCAATGACAACAATATCCAAATTAGCCGGACTTGACTCCAACAAAACCTTCCATGAGAGACTAACGGGAAACACTTTCCCATTATGCTCTAAGTGAGGCTTGTCAGATTTCCAGGCTTCGGACCAAACGTGTCCAGCAGTAACTAAGCATGGGCCGTGAGTAGTAAATCCAATACAACTAGCCATTCCTATAACGACTCCGTTAGTACGAACACTCATAACTCCTGATGTAGTAACTTGTTCATCTGAAGTTGGTATAAACGTGCTGGTGGGCATAGCCATTTCTTGGACAGGGGCTACCGTCTTAAGATTAGCCACTAAGGCATCTCCCAATTCAGTTACCACTCCGTCTTTGATATAGACACTCGATCCATCATCATTGTGATAGACCTTTCCTACACCTGCATTTTCAACCAACGCAACTTCGATCTTTACATCCTTGAGGGTTTTCACATAGCGACGCGCAAGCATCCACTTGACAGCGCTAACAGTTCTTCTTTTGCATAAAACCAAAGTAAACCAAATAGCGCACATGCCAAGCAGGAATAACCCTAGCCAAATGACAACCCAAACAAGAGTGTATGCAAAAGCATAGCCTATCCTGAAATGATCCAGCGCAACAGCTTGTCCTTCATAAAAGGTAAGCTGTATCGTTTCAATGATGTCGTTTCCAACACCACAAACGTACTGTATCCAGGGGTCATAATTTATCGTCAAACTCATTGTCAATAATATCTAAATATATGTAGAATTAACAAACAGAAATAAAT